GCGCTGCTGATACATAGTCGAAATGAGCAAAAACAGGTAGTTACGACGCCGCGCGTCGTAAACGGAGGAAAACGAATGCCCGGACGGAAACCGAAACCGACCGCGCTCAAGATCCTGCATGGGACGTTCCGCCCGGATCGCGCGACGTCGCCCGAGCCGACCTCGAAACCCTCTAGCGGGAGATGCCCGAGGAACCTCGACGGGGAGGCTAAGGTGCTCTGGCACCGGCTGGCGCCGGAGCTCCGCCGGCTCGGAATGCTGACGCGGCTCAATGAACCATGGCTCGAGGCGACGTGCGTCGCCTACGCGCGAATGCGGGAGGAGCCTCGCGCGTCGACCCTGCAAGCGTACAAAAGCCTACTCGCCGAGGGTGGGCTAACGCCGAGTTCGCTTTCGCGCATTCACGTACCGAAAGCGCTCGAGGGCGACGCGTTCGGCGACGCGTTCGAGGGGTGAGATCCTACGTCTCGAGCGTGCTGGAGGGGCGCGAAACCGTCGGCGAGCTCGTCCGGTTAGCGGTCGATCGGCACGCGCGCGACCTCGCCGACGGTTCCTCGCGCGGTCTCTACTTCGACGAGGACGCCGCCGCCCGCGCGCTCTCGTTTTTCACGTTCCTAAACCACTCAAAAGGCGAGTGGGCGGGCGAGGCTCTCGAGCTCGCGGGCTGGCAACGGTTTGTAGTGGGGTCGCTCTTCGGGTGGAAACGAGCCGACGGGTCGCGGCGATTCCGCTCCGCCTATGTCGAGGTCGCTCGCAAAAACGGCAAAAGCACGCTCGGCGCTGGGCTCGGTCTCTATTGCCTCATAGCGGACCAGGAGCCTGGGGCCGAGGTCTACTCGGCCGCGACGACGCGGGACCAAGCGAAAATAGTATTCGACGAGGCAGAACGGATGGTCAAGGCGTCAGCCCCGCTCTCGCGTCGCGTTACGACGTTTCGAAACAATCTACATATCGCGGGGACGGCTTCGCGGTTTCGCCCGCTCTCTAGCGATTGGAATACGCTCGACGGTCTCAATATCCATTGCGCGATCGTTGACGAGGTACACGCACACCCGAACCGCGAGCTATGGGACGTAATCGAGACCTCGGTCGGCGCGCGCCGGCAACCCCTAATCCTCGCGATTACGACCGCCGGCACCGAGGCGCTCTCGGTGTGCGGGACGCTTCACGACTACTCGCGCCAGTTACTTACCGGAGCGCTCGAGGACGATACGCTGTTCCCTTACGTCGCCGCGCTCGACGAGGGCGACGCGTGGAACGACCCTTCGGTATGGGTCAAGGCGAACCCGAACCTCGGCGTATCGGTGAAGCTCGAGAGCATCTCCGACCAATGCGCGCGGGCGGAGTCTGAGCCGGCGAGTCAAAACGCGTTCAGGCGGCTACGCCTTAACCAGTGGGTGGGAGCCTCGTCGCGGTTTCTCGACCTCGCCGAGTGGGACGCGTGCGCCGGCGAGCTCGACCCGCGCGAGCTCGAGACGCTCCTCGAGGGTCGCGCCGGATATGTCGGGCTCGACCTCGCGTCTACGATCGACCTCGCCGCGCTCGCTCTCGTATTCCCGCCGGAGGACTCCGGGGGGAAGTTCGATTGTCTTTTCCGAATCTTCATGCCGGAGGAGGCGGCGCTAGACCCCGAACGCCGCCGCCGCGACCGCGTCCCGTACGACGCTTGGGTCGAGCAAGGGTGGATCCACGCGACGCCGGGGAACGTCATCGACTACGCATGGATCCGCCGCGAGCTCGAGCTCCTCGGCGATCGGTTCACGATCTTACAAGTGGGTTACGACCCTTGGAACGCGACCCAGTTCGCGACCGAGCTCGAGGAGGAGGCGGGGCTTTCGATGGTGCCGATCCGCCAGGGGTACGCGTCGCTCAGTAATCCGACTAAGGAGCTCGCGAAACTCGTCCGCTCTGGCGGGCTCCGTCACGCGGGGCACCCCGTGCTCCGGTGGATGGTCGATAACCTCGTCACGGTCGAGGATCCCTCGGGCAACCTGAAACCAGACCGCCGCAAAAGCCGGCACAAAATCGACGGCGCCGTCGCGCTCGTTATGGCGCTCGACCGCGCGCTACGTAACGAGGGGTCGGCCGACGCGACCTCGATTTACTCGAGCGGGGGGTTCGTGCAGCTATGATGAAGGGTCTGATCTCGGACGCGTTTCTACTCGCCGGGGCGGTGTCAATTGGTTACGGATTGTGGCAATATTCCCCCCCGAGTGCCTTTATGTTCGGGGGGGCTCTCGCAATGGGGTACGGGGTTCTGCTCGGGCGCCGCGAGTGATTGCGCGCGCGCTCGTCGGAGCGAAAGAGCGTCGCGGTCTACCGACCGGGGCGCTAGGTTGGCGTCGCCTCCTGGGCTGGGGAGGTCTCGAGACTTCCGCCGGCCCGACGATCAACGAGCAATCCGCGCTAGCGCACGGGACGGTATACGCGTGCGTGCGGTTTCTTTCGCGCAATCTCGCCGCGCTACCGCTCGTACTGTATCGGCGCGCCGGTCGATCTCGCGAACCCGCGTTCGAGCACCCCCTATATGGGATCCTGCACCGGCTCTCGAACGACCGCCAGACCGCGTTTCAGGTATTCCAGTTCCTCGCCGCGAGCCTATTTATGCGGGGCAACTTCCTCGCCTATAAGCACCGAGACGCCGGCGGTCGGATCGTTGGCATCTACCCGATTCGGTGGGACCAGGTCACGGTCGAGAGCGAGGGCGAGGAGCTCCTCTACCTGTGGCGCCCCGCCGCCGGAGCGGAACGCGTATTCCGGCGCTCCGACGTCTGGCACGGGCACGCTATGTCGACCGACGGGATCGTCGGGCTCTCGCCTATCGCGGCGCAGTCGGAGAGCGTCGGGCACGGTTTAGCCATGCAAAACTACGGGGCGCGGTTCTTTCGGAACGACGCGCGCCCCGGCGGCGTGCTCACACACCCCGGTCGGATCGGAGGAACCGAGGAGGAACGCGACGGCGCGACCTCGAGGCTCCGCACACAATGGGAACAGCTACACGCTGGCAGCGACAACGCGCACAGGGTAGCGATACTCGAAGAGGGGATGAAGTGGGAAAGCATCGGCCTAAGCGCGCAGGACGCCCAATACCTCGAGTCCCGCAAGTTTAATCGCGCCGAAATAGCGGGATGGTTCGGCGTGCCGCCGCACCTAATCGGCGACCTCGACCGCGCGACGTTCGGGAATATCGAGCAGCAGTCGCTCGAGTTCGTTCTCTATCACTTGCTACCGGACTTGGTAAACCTCGAGCAGAGTATAGCGCGAGACCTCCTGGACGACTTCGAGCGGGATAGCCTGTTCGTAAAATTCAACGTCGAGGGGATGCTACGCGGAGATTCCGGCGCGCGTTCGACGTTCTATAACGCTGCGATTCAGGGCGGCTGGATGACGCGGAACGAGGCGCGCGAGAAGGAGGATCTGAACCCCGAGGAGGGTCTCGACGAGTTTCTCGTGCCGCTCAATATGGCAATCGTCGGAGAGGACGGGCGCCCGGTCTCGACGTTCGGCGACGCTGCGCCCGACGACCCCTCGAGCTCGCCGCCGGCGGAACCGGAGACCGACCCCGAGAGCTCGGGCAAGTTCGACGAGACCGAGGCGATTACCGGCTCGAGCGTACTCAACGGCGCCCAGGTCGCGAGTATTGTTCAGCTAGTGCAAGGGGTCGCCTCGGGCACGCTCGGGAAGGCCGGCGCGGTCGAGCTCATGGGCGTCGCGTTCGGTATTGATACCGCGACGGCGGGAAAAATCATCGGCGACCCGAAACCGATCGAGGCGCCGCCGGCGGTCGCCGAGGCGGCACGCGCTCGGATCGGAGAGCTCGCCGCCGCCGGCGAGCTCGAGCTCCGCGGCGAGCGCGATCTCGACGCGCGCGCCCGCGCCGCGGAGGCGTTCGTTCCCGTCTATGTCGATCTAGTGGGTCGCCTCGTTCGCGCTGAGAGTCGCGAGGTGCGTAAGATCCTCGCGCGCGAGCGCGGCGAGCTCCGCACGGCGGATACGCTCGCGCCGGCGCTCGCGGCGTTCTACGCGCGCGAGGGTGATTTTCACGCGCTCGCGGAGCGCCTCGCGGCGCCCGCGGTGCTCGGGCTCGCCGGCCGCGCGTTTGACATTGCGGCCGAGGAGCTCGCCGAGGAGACGCCGCGGGCGGGGCTCGGGGAGTTTTTCGACGGGCTCACGGGAGCATTCGCCGCCCGGTATACGATCGCCTCGCTCCGGTCGCTCGAGGCGGCGGTTCGCGAATCCCCAGGCGAGGAGCGGTCGGCGATCGAGACGCTCCTCGAGGCGTGGGTCGTCTCGCGTGGGACGCGGGTCGCTAAGAAAGAGACCGTGCAACAGACGCGCGCGGCGGCGCACGAGGCGTACCGGCGGAGCGGGGTGACGCTGATTCGCTGGCGCCGGCGCGGGAGCGCTACCTGTGAATGGTGTAAAAAGCTCGACGGGGCGATCGTCTCGATCGAGGGGTCGTTCGTCGAGGAGGGGGCGGCGTTCGAGGCGGAGGGTCAAAAACCTTTCGTAGCGAAGCGCTCGATCGGGCATCCCCCCCTACACCGAGGGTGCGATTGCGAGATCGAGCCGGCGCCGTCGCGGTTCGTCCAGTCGAGAGGGGGGCCGGATGCCGCGAGACGTTGAACGGCGGAAACTGACGCTCGAGCAGTCGGAGCTCCGCGCCGACGCCGGCGAGGACGGTCGAACGCGCATACGCGGCTATGCCGCCGTTTTCGACGAGGAGACGCCGCTCCGCCCCGGTACTCGCGAGGTCGTGCGTTCGGGGGCATTCTCGGGCACGCTCGACGCCGGGGACGAGGTAAAAGCGCTGTTCGACCATGATACGTCGTGGGTTCTCGGGTCGACCGCCGCCGATACCCTGCGAGTATGGGAGGACGAACGCGGGCTCGCGTTCGAGGTCGACCCCGCCCGCGCCGGCTACGACTGGACGCCGAGCGTCCGAGATCGGGTGCTCGAGCCTCTCCGCCGGCGCGAGCTCGGCGGCGCCTCGTTCGGTTTCCGCGCGCTCGAGGCTCCCGAGAAACCGCTACCGGGAGGCGGTTTGCTCCGCGAGATCGAGCGCGCGGAATTGTTCGAGGTTTCGGTCGTTGCGTATCCGGCCTATGCGGCGACGACCGCCGCGCTGCGTTCCTGGGCCGAGCTCAACCCCGGCGCCCCGGGCTCCGGCCGCGAGCTCGTCGCGATTCTCCGCGCGGGCTTGACGTCGCCCGAGGTCTCCGCAATGATCTCCGAGGCGTTCGTTGAACTGCGCCGCTCCGGGGCTCCCAGTGCGAGCCCCACCCCGCGGCGCGATCTCCTCGAGCGTTGGCTCGCGCTCCTCGACGACTGAGCACGAGCGCCTCCGTCGCTCCCAGTGCGAGCGCGGTTCCCTTCATAATCAGAAACCATGCAAGGCGCGCCCCGCCGAGATCGGGCTCGCGCCGGGGGACGTAAGACCATGGGAACGACCGAGACCCTACGCGCGAGGCGCACCGAGGTATCGAAGCAGGTACGCGGGCTCCTCGAGGACGCCGGCCGCGAGGATCGCGACCTCTCCGACGACGAAAAAGCACGGTGGGAGACGCTCGCCGCCGAGGGCGAGATCCTCGGCGAGCGGATCGAGCGCGAGGAACGCACGACCTCGCTCGAGCGCGAGCTCGCGACGCCGGTCGGATCGCCCCCGGTGCCGATGCCCGAGCCCCCGGCTCGTAGTCTGGCGCCGGCGTTTCACCAGAAGGAGGAGGGGAGCTACTCGCTACTCTCGCTCTTCCGCGCTCTCAAATCGGGCGACGCGCGGCAGGCGCGGCTCGAGCGCCGCGCGAGCGACGAGATCGCCGAGCGGGTCGGGCGCGAGCCCGAGGGCCAGTTCGTCCCCTACCGCGCGTTGATGCCTCTCGGGTACGAGAGTCGCGACGTCGACAAGGGGGGCACCGGTGCCGCGCTCGTGGGGACCGACCTCATTCCGTCGGAGTTCATCGAGCTCCTACGGAACCAGTCGCAAGTCGTACAGGCGGGGGCGCGGATGATCCCGAACCTCGTCGGCGACGTCGACCTCCCGCGCCAGAGCGCCGGGGCGGCGGCGGTGTGGCTCGCCGCCGAGACGACCGATCTCACGACCGATACCACGTTCGCTACCGACACGGTTTCGCTCACACCGAAGACGGTCGGTATTCGCGCGGACGTCACGCGTCGTATGCTCAAACAGAGCTCGACGGGAATCGAGGAGGTCATCCGCCAGGACGTGCGACAACAGATCGGCGTCGCGGTCGACTCCGCCGCGATCAACGGGAGCGGGGCGAGCGGTCAACCGACCGGCGTACTCAACGCAGCCGGAACCGGCTCGGTGACTATCACCGGGACGGGAACGTGGGCGGAGGTCGTCGAGCTCGAGACCGACGTCGGCGGGGCGAACGCGCTCAACGGGAGCCTCGCCTACATGATGCGACACGCGCAGGCGGGAGCGTTCAAAACGACGCTCGTCGACTCCGGCTCGGGTCGCTATCTCATGGAGGTCGGCGGCTCGATCTCCGCGCTCGCGAGCGGGCAACGGGTGAACGGCTACCCGGCGTTCGTCACCGAGCAGGCGCCCGCGACGACGGTGATTTTCGGGAACTGGGCCGAGCTCCTCATTGGAATGTGGGGAGTGCTCGACGTCTTCGCCGATCAATACACCCTCGGCGATCGCGGCGGGCTCGTCGTTCGCGGTTTCCAAGATATGGATATCGCGCTGCGACACGGCGCCTCTTTCTCGATTCTGGCCTAGCGGCGAGGAGGGGGGCGACGGTTCGCCCCCCTCCGCGTCGAGCTCGACGGGGGGGCGTGGATATGGCGTTTGTGCGATTGGTGCGGCCGATTCGATTGGCCGGCAAGCGGCGCGAGATCGGGGAATGCCTCGAGGTCTCGCCGGCGTTCGCGGCGAACCTCGTCTCGGCGAATCAAGCCGAGCGGATCCCCGAAGAGGACGCGCGCCAGGTGGAGCACGCCGAGTCGGTCGCCGCGGAGGCGGCGGCGCGCGAGACCCCGGAGGTCGCGGCGCGCCCCCGAGCTCGCCGGCGCCGGTCGACGCCGGCGCCGGAGTAGTCGGGCGTGGCCGATCGCGTTCCGATCGGAACCCACCCCGGGCTCGTCTCGGGGCTCGTCTCGGCCGATCTCCCGCTAGCGGACTTCGGGCACACTGTCGAGGCGACCCGCGTATTCCTCCGCCGCACCGATAACGAATCGGGCGACGTCGTTCTAGCATCCGTCTACGGGGCGACCGGCGCCGTCGGGGATAGCATCGACCTGAGTCTCGGCGACGGGACCGCCTCGGCGAGCGCGACCGGATCGGTGAGCTCTAGCGAATATTGGCTCCGCGTTACGTCGGCCGACTCGAACTCTATGAATCTCTCCGGCTGGTTCGAGGTCGCCGAATCGGCGGAGCGGCTCTCTACGGTTCTCGTTACGCTCCCCAGGGTCAAGCGATATCTCGGGCTAAGTGGCTCGGGAGACGATGACGTGCTCGCGAATATAATCTCGGGCGTCTCGACGCGCGTTAAGGCGAGGACGTCGCGCTCGATCGTCTCGGCGGCAGTATCGGCCGAGATTCACGATGGGCACGCCGACGACACGCTCGTGCTCCGCCGGCGCCCGGTAACGACGGTCGCCGAGGTTCGGATCGACGGCGCGGCGATCGCGGCGGCGTCGTACCATGTTGACACCGACGCCGGGATTCTCTACCGGCGCGACGAGGATACGCCGGCCGCCGCCGCCTCGACGTGGGACGCCGGCCGCCGGAATATCTCGATCGACTACACAGCGGGCTATCTCACGGTGCCAGAGGATCTCGTTCTCGCGGCGAACAAGCAAGTAGCGTACGAATTCCGCAACTCTCAACCTGGGGGGAACCGGATCGGCGAGCGGGGGACGATCCTGGACGCGGGCGGGACCGCGACCTATCTCGTCGGGCCATGGGCTCCGGGGGTGCTCGAGGTGCTCGAGCAATACCGCGATAGGGGCACGGGTTAGCATGGCTCGCCGAACCTCGTTTGAGTTCCGCGCCTCGCTCAAGGGCGACCGCGAGCTCGAGCGGTGCCTCCGCAAGCTACGCAAGCCGGAAGCGGATGCGGTCTACCGGAAAGCCCTCACGCTGAACGCGGCGCTATTGCGACGGAAAACCAAACTCCGCTCGCTATCCGGGCAAAAACTCAAGGTACGAACGGGCGAGACGCGGCGGAGCGTGAAGGTCGACCCCGGCGGTTTGCCGAAGTCGATAGCGATCGGTTCCAATGTCGAATGGGGTCCGGCGCTCGAGTTCGGGTGGAAGGCGAAAAACATACGCGCGCGCCGTTGGCTCGCGCATGGGATCGCGATATCGGTCGAGAAGTTTCCGCGCGCGTGGGTACTCGCGCTCGACCGCGCCGCCGCCGCCGCCGGGGGGAAGTAGGTGAGCGACCCCGGCACTATCCTGGACGAGATCGTTGCCCTCGCGACCGGGGCGGTCTCGGGGTTGAGCGTCACGCGTGGGGGCGACCTCTCGGAGCATCTCGAGAGCGCGGATTTTCCCCACTTGTTTTTGCATAGCCCCGAGGCGAGCGTCGAGGTTCTCGACTGGCGCCAGGAGGAAACGACGTACTCATTCGAGGGCGAGCTCGTGACCGACGCGACGACGGAGGAGGCGCTACTCCTCGACGTTGAGGCGATCCGCGACGCGATGCGCGGAGACCCTACGCTATCGGGTGGGTGCGCGATCGCGTGGCTCTCGGGGTGGGTCGCTCGAGAGGATCCTCGCGCGCACCGGCGATTCGCCGAGCTCACGATCTCCGCGCGGCGGGTTAGTTAGATGGCAACTATCGCGGAGGTGCTAGCGGTTCTCGAGGGTGCGGTGGTGGGTAATACGCAAGCGACGACGGCGACCGAGGGCGCTAGCAGGGACGTCTCTATAGCGGCGGGCGGGACGATCGCGCGGCTCGCGGCGCATTCGATCGGAGCCTCGGGCGGCGACGTATTTCCAGGCAACTCTAACGAGACGCACGATCTCGCGGGCTTCACCGTAACGATCGCGCATAAACTCGGGACCGTTACCGGGGCACCGACGGAAGAGGAGGCGTACCTCGCGCTAGCTCGTCTCGACCAACAAAAGCTAACGTCTCCGGGGTTCTGGCGGAGCCTCGCCGGCGTGTACGAGGTTGCCTCCGCCCCCGAGCTCGAGGAACCCGAGAGGGTCGGGAACGTCTTGGAGTACTCGGTTACGATTCAAATAGCGCTCGAGGCTAACCCCTCGGCGTAGTACGGAGGGACATTTCGTGGCGAAATTCATACACCAGGCGTGCGTAGCTTTTGCGACGCAAACGCTAGAGGGAACGTATAACTCGACCCTCGACGGTTTGACGTCGACGGTCACGGCGGCGAACGGGTTGATACTCGGCGACCGCGAAAGCGGGGTGAAGGAGAGCGGGCTAGACATATCATTCGCGCGCTCGTTCCGAGATAAGGCACCGGAGACGAGCGCTCTCACGGCGACGCTCTCGGATTTTCTCCGCGCGGATGTGCCGACGTTCACGTTTGCTTTCCCGTTTTGCGGGAACCGCGACGCCGCCGCGAGCCCCCCGGTCGCCGCCGACGCGACGCCGATCGCGGGGATCGACGCGCTCTTGAACGGCGCCGGTATGACCGGCGCCGACTCGGGCTCGGATACATGGAAGTACGTTTTCTCGGACTCGACGAAACCGATCTCGGCTCTCGTCTACGTTTCGGGGATGCGCCTCGAGCTCCTCGATTGCAGGGTCAACCTCGAGCTCTCGTTCGAGCCGGGGTCGGTGCCGATCGCCGAGGCGACGATCGCGGTCGGGTCGGTGAAAGAGCAGACGGTCCTAGCGTTTCCGACGACTCTGACGTTCGGCTCACAGTCGAGCGTCTCGGCGCCAGTGGTCGAGAATCTCGCGAACCAGTGGCAGGATACGAGGGGATTCTCCGAGGGGACGCTCGCGATCGACAATACGATCGCCGACGTTCCCGACTGTAATCAAACGGACGGCGGAATCGTAAAGGAAAAGACCGCGCGCTCGGTCACGTTCGAGGGGACGCTATTCGCCGACGACGCCGACGCGAGCGCGTGGGGATACGAATACTCTCAACTCATAGAGGCGGCGGAGGGGAATCTCGACGAGCTCTCGTTCACGGTTCCGCCGGCGATGACGGCAACCGATCCGGCGAAGGGGGTACAGGTCAAGCTCCCGAAGCCGGAGCTCCAGGCGCAGACCCCGGTCGCGCTCGGTACGAAGGCCGGCAATACCGTGACACTCGTCGCGCGAGGCGCCGCCGGCGCCGGCGGGAACGACGAGCTCGAACTGTACTTCGTCTAGGGGGGCAAGCGCGTGGCTCGAACGCGGCGCCGTTTTCTCGTCGAGGCGACGCTCCTCGCAAAAGACAAAGCCTCCGCCGTACTCTCGCGGGCGGAGGGTCGTCTAAAAAAACTAACCGGCGCATTCTCTAAGTTTCCGCGCGTCGCGGGGCTCGCCGGCGCCGCGCTCGTCGGGTTCGGCGCGGCCGCGGTTAATGCGCTCCGCGACGCGATCGAGCTCGACAAGCAATTCCGCCGGCTCGACAACGCGCTCGCCCGATTCGGCGGCAATACGAGCGCGGTAAACAACGCGCTCCGCGCGCAAGCCGGCGCGCTATCGACGCTTACCGGGCATACAGACACGACGGTCGTTGGAATGCAGGCGCTACTCGCGCAAATGGGGGTTATGCCCGGGCAACTCGAGGAGGCGACGCGCGCGGCTGTCAATCTCGACGCGGCGCTAGGAATTGGGCTCGAGAGCGCCGCGCGAAATATCGGGCGAACCATGGGCGGCTTCGCCGGCGAGCTCGCGGAACTGATACCCGAGCTAAAACAATTCTCCGCCGAGGCGCTCCGCTCCGGCGAGGGGATTACGTTCCTCGCGGAGAAGTTCGCAGGTGTCGCGGAGGAAACGCAAACAGCCGGCACGGCGTTTACTAATCTGTCTAACGCTATGTCGGACCTGGGGCGCGGGATCGCGTCGCCGATCACGTCGAGCGATAGGCTGCAAGCGTCGCTCGAGTACCTCACGTTCTGGGTTCAGCAACTTACACCCAGCGTCGCCGTCGCTGATGGGAGGATCGGAAACCTCGATACGACACTCCAACACTGGAAGGGAACGGTGGACGATGGGGTCGCGACACTCGGGAAATACCTCGAGGCGCTCGGGCGCTCCGACTCGCAGATAGCGGACACGATTCGCAATTTCCGAACGATGGTTTCGGTGTTCGGTTCGGTGTCCGAGGCATGGGAGCGGATGCGGGCGAACATGGAACGAACGACCGACGTCACGAAGCGGCAAGCGACCGCGGTAGAAAACGCGCGCGCGGTGTTTAAGACGCTCGGGATTACGCTCGAGCAGGATGTTGTGAAGCAGGTACAGGAGGCGGAGGCGTCGATCGAGAGTCTCGAGCACGCGTTCCGCTCGGGCTTCGTGTCGGTGGCGGATTACGAGCGGGGCACCGACCGGCTCCGGGCGAAGATCGAGGTTCTGAACGGTTCCCTAGAATCGGGCGCCGTCGCCGCGAAAGCGGACGCCGCCGCGCTCCGCGAGCTCGACCGCGCGACCGGCGCGGCAAGTCGCGAGATCGACGACCTATCTCGCAAGACGGAGAAAAACACGCGCGCGACCGAGCGGAACAATACGGCCCAGCGGGCGGCGAGTCAGGTCCGATATACAAATGCGACGCTATCCGGCGGAACCTTCACGACGCTAACGCTCGCGCAGCCGACCGTACTCCCGAGCGGCGAGGTGATCTGGTTGCTACCCGGGCAGCGTATTACGTTCGCTCAGGGTGCCGCCTAATGCCGTGGCGAGCTCCGGTCTACAGCATGACGCACGCGCTACGCGACGCCGGCGCCTCGAGCGTGTCGACCTCGGTCGCCGCCGAGACCGGCTACCCGGTGACGAACCTACTCGACGACCGGGGCTCGTCGCTTTTCAAGTTCTCGACGAGCGCGTCGGGGCACTATATACAGGTCGACCGCGGCTCGAGCCTGAGCGGCGCGGACGCGATCGACCGGTGTTGGATTCCGCCGGGGCACAATCTCGCCGGCTCGAGTATTCGGATCCGCTCGGCGACGGACGCCAGCATTACGACCGGCGTGACAACTCTGCTCTCTGAGGACGAGATCGACGCGAGCTCGGCCGAGGGGGTCGATCGGGGCTTCGACGTCGCGACGGCGCAACAATATGTCCGGCTCGACTGGCCGACGTCGTCGGGGCAGTGGGAACTAGGCGAGCTCCTACTTACCGCGCGCGAGACGCTCGAGCGAGGCCCCGAGTCGGGGTGGGAAGACGAGACCGTCGCACAAGTATTGATTAACGAGATGCGGAGCGGCGCCGAGGCGCGTGTTATCACCGGAGCGAACCGGCGGCGGTTCGAGTTCCGATACCGTGACGTCTCAGTAACAACCGACCTCTCGACGCTAAACGCGATCGCCCGGGATGCCGGAAAGTATCCGCTACTCGTAGACCCGCCGTTCGGCGCGTCGCCGCCCGAGACGTCGTCGACGCTCGAGGGTCAGGCGGTCTGGTGCTTCGTCGACCGCGTCGTGCGTCGTCGGCAAGATCCGATCATGCCGGCGGCGACGGACTCGCCGCGTACAGATTTCACGCTCTCGCTCCTCGAGAACATCTCCTAATGACGCGCACGCTCGAGGCGACGCAAGACGACCGCGCGACCTCGAGCGCGATTGTGCCGGTCGACCTAATACGCTTGACGACGTACTCCGACCGCGTCGCGTTGACGGTCGCTAACACGTACCACTTTTCGAGGTTCTCGTGCTATTGGGATTTCTTCGACGAGGGTACGTCGCGGTTCTTCTCTCCCCACGTTTCCGAGATCGGTCTCCTCGGTTTCACTATGAACCATATACCCGGGCAACAAGACGACGGGCTTCTGGCGCGCGGGCTCGAGGTGCGGCTCGCGAATAACGAGCTCGAGGGCGAGCGCCTCGCGGTGACCCTACTCGCCGACAACCTCGCCGCCGCCCGCGTCGACTGGCACCAGCTACTAATCTCCGAGGCGGAGCTCGTCGCGCATACGTCACGGGTCGACCTCGCGGCGTATGCGGGGGACGAGGCGACGGTGCTCTACGAGGGGCGCGTACTCCGCGCGAACCCGGTAACGGATCGAGAGATCGTTCTCTCGTGCGAGACCGAGCTCCCCTCGGTGAACTGGCTACGCGCGACGGACGAAACCAAAACCGACCCGCGCGACCTCGGTAAGCGCTTCCCCGTCGTGTACGGTCGAGCGGAGCGCGTCCAGGCTATCAACTACGAGGTGGGGTTCGTTACGACGCTCGCGGAGCAAGTCACCGAGTCGGATACTGGGACGGTGCAGGTCACCGATACGACGGGTTTCCAGTCTAGCGGCGGCGCCGGGATGATCGGAACCGAGTCGGTAACGTGGAGCGGAAAAACCGCGACGACGCTAACGGGCTTCGCGCGGGGTGCTAACTCGACCGACGCGCAGGGGCATAAAGCGGGCGACTCAATCGTCGAAACCATCTCGACGCTTACTTTCGTCGTCGCGGGGCACGAGGTCGACGCGATCAATGACGTCTACTTGAAAACGCCATCCCAGGAGCTCGTCAGGCTAGACGCGGCGGAGTTCGCGTTCACAACAAACACGGCGGACACAATCGACGGCGAGACGGTCGCAACGGTGACATTCACGGCGGCGCAGTGGCGGTCGGCGATCGACTCGCTCTCGGTCGAGGTCGTCCCGCCGACGGGGGCGACGAGCGAGGAGATCGAACAGGTCTACAGCTCCGTCGCGACGTTCGAGGATCCGCTTTGGATGTACGGGCAGAGCGGATCCTCTTGGCCCGCGTACGGGTGGGTGAAAGATATGAAAAAGATCTCGCTCGCCGGTAATGGATTCATCGGCGCGCGCTCCGACGGAGAGAATGACGGCGGCGTATTCTGGTTTGAATCCGGTAAAAGCGGCTCGAACTCAAGCAGGACCGTTACCCGGTACAAGGTGTCTATCGAATACGATTTCGCCGCCGATAGCGCGACGAGCAGCTCGGCGGCGGTGGTGCATATCTTTCTGTGCGATTACCCGGACGCACCCGGGGACAAATACAATAGCTATTTCGAGTTCGAGAAGAGCGGCGGCGACGGCGACGTTAATAACGCAGTCTGGACAAGCGAGTGGATTACCTGCTCCGGGGGTGTAACCATCGCGGACTTCGAGGGTACGCTCGTCCACGGACAGTTCAGTAGGTCGCCGCAAGTGGGAATCGGACTGGAGCGCGATGACGTCAATAATACGTGGGGCACCGGATTGACATTCACATTCAATACGGGCGGTGAATCGAAAATGACGTTCGAGTGTCCAATAGAACCTACCGGGGCCGAGGTAACTGGCGGGATCAAGTTCGGAATCGGGGCTAACTTATTCTGTGACGTCGACGGGTACAAGGCGCCGGCGGCGGCGAGCCCCGCCTATAAGTCGGGGAATGGGAATCTGATAGAGAAACCCTGCGACGTGCTCCGGCATTGGGTCGAGGAGGTCGGGGGGTTCACGGTCGACTCGGATACCTACGACGACGCCGAGACGAACCTCGGGGCTAACGTGCTCGCGTTCGACGCGCGCGCTCTCGGGCTTACCTGGGAGCAGGCGCTCGCGCGTATGGCGTTCGAGTCGAGGACTAACGTCGTCCCCGAGCAAGTCGCGAGCGGGGTACGCTGGCGGATGCTCGCGGCGGAATCAGATTACGCGTTCCCCGCGGCGCCGGCCGGCGCGGTGCTCGAGGACTGGGCCGCGGGCGACGCGTTCACGCTCGGGGACGTCGACCTAGTCACGCAAGCGTCGACGCGGTTCGTCGCCTATTACGCTTTCGATGCGAGTCGCGGCACAGGCGAGGAGGCGTATCGCGAGACGCTCCGCGCCGACGCGGACTCGAACGACCTCTCGACCCCTACGACCGGCGCGCTCGAGGCGGCGGAGGCGCGCCTCGGTCGCGTCGACGCGGCGCCGATCAATTTTCTCTGCATTCAGGACGCGGCGACCGCGCGCGACGTGCTCGGATACATCGCCGCGGAAAGCATCCGCGAGACGTCGCGCGTCTACGCCGTGCACGGCGCGCCACACTGGACGGCGTACAAGCTACAACCCGGCGACCTCGTAAGCTGTACCCCGCCGTGGGGTACGAGCTCGGTCAAGCTCAGAATTTTGTCGATAGGGTGGGAACCTTCAACCGAGGCGCATGAGATCCGCGCCGTCGAGGTGCGTTAGATGAAGCGATCGAGAATGCGCGTTGCCGCCGTCGCGGTGCTTTCATTGCTGCTCACGGGGCAAACCAGTCTATGGCCCGCTACTAAGGTGACCGGCGCGGAATGCGCAGGCACGCGATATACGGCGTGGTATGCGGCTGATAATTACGGGAGCCTGAATACCCAAACGCTGACTAGCGCGGGCGGCGATGTTGTTATCGATGTGGGTGCCGATGCTAGCTGGAAAGAGATCGAGGACATAACGGGCGAATTCGATAAGTGTACCGGGCTCGAAGATAAGGCCGCATTTAAATTCACGCGCTCGGGCGCGAGCGGCGTGCCGTTCCAGCTAAGCTTCACGCATTCAGGGAAGTGGAACGTGGCAGGATCGGGCAATACTGGGAATGCATATTGGAAGATCTACAAGCACTCACAAGCAGACATAACAGGAGGCGACGCGCTATCGGACGGCACGTACCTGGGGTCACAAGTGCGGTCGTTTGAGAACACTACCTCGTCCCTCGACGCCTTCCACACACACACTATTAACCCACCGCACTCGGTGATGCCCACTACAATCAGTATCTTGCTCGATCTCGACGAGGGTGATTGCGTCGGCGTTGCGATGGCGACGACGGCGACGTCTCAAGCCTATCTACACTGGATAAATCTGGTCGTTGCAGCCGAGGCGGGGCGCTGTGGGCACCTGGATTAAAAAAAGGGGGTCTGTTATGGCACTCCGAAAACTCACCTTCCTCAGTATTCTCATGGCTGCCAGCATAGCATCGGGCGAGCCCGTTCGAGGGCTCGCGGCGTGGGGCGACGCGGGGGACGAGAATGTAGATACGGGCGAGGAACTATGTTTAGAGTTTCGTACGGGCGCAGAGTGCCGAGCGGTTCTGGTACCGGGGCAGAGTACGATACACGATTGCGCAACGGCAATGGGCGACGAGACGGAAAGCTCGGGCGGGCTATATATCGCCCTGTGCGAATAGCACGGACGTGTACTAGATGCCGAACGGTACGGGTAAAAGCTGGACGACGCGGCGTGAGTCGGTGCTTTTTAAGGTCGTTCTCTCGGTCGGCGTTCCGGTCGTCGCGTGGACGCTGCTAACGGTCATCGCGCACAGTGAGGAGCTCGCCGCGCGCGGCGCCGTCGCGGATCGCACCGAGGCGGAGCAGGCGCAAGCGGAGGCGGAGCGCCTCGAGATCGCGCGCCGGCTCGAACGGGTCGAGGAGCGCGTCGGGAACTATCAGGAAAGCAACCGCGAGGCGCACGAGCGCCAGGAGCGCGCGCTCGAGCGTATCCTCGAGGCGGTCGAACGGTGACGGAGCGCGACGCGTTCGACCTCGCGCTCGAGGATACGCTCGACCGCCTCGAGGGAGGCGGTCGAACGGTGACGGAGCGCGACGCGTTCGACCTCGCGCTCGAGTTCGTATACCGATGGGAGGGCGGGTACTCGCGAGACCGGCGAGACGGAGGGGGAGAGACCAACCTCGGAATTTCTCGAGCTGCGTTCCCTAATGAAAACATTCCCGAGATGACCCGAGCCCGGAGCCGGGAACTGTATCTCGAGCACTATTGGTCGCGCGCGTATTGCCCGGAGGTGCTCGCCTCCGCCGGCGTCGCGCTCGCGGTCTCCGTTTTCGATTTTGCGGTTAATTCTGGGCCGGACCGCGCGGTGCGCGTCCTACAGAAAACCGGCGCGGTCGCGATCGACGGCGTCGTCGGCCCGGTGACGCTCGGCGCGCTCGCCGCGCTCCCCGAGCTCGAGTTACTCTCTAAGTATCTCGCCTCGCGCGTCGAGTTTTTGCTCGGTTTAAACCAGTCGTATTTTATCAAGGGGTGGCTCCGCCGAGTCGTCGCGCTAGGTGTGCTAGCGGGCGCGACGGCGGGGCTAACTACAGGGGGCGAGAATGCCTGAGCTACTCGGGAAACCGGTATGGAAAAGCCTAACGGTATGGGGGCTCGCGCTCTGGGTCGCCGCCGAGGCGGTGCTCGGCGAGGTATGCGCCGCGGGGTTCGCCTCGGCGGAGCTCTGCGCGACGCTCGACCATTGGGCGACGATCGTCTCGGGGGTGCTCGTTTCGCTCGGAATCCGCCGCGCGGCGACGGCGCCGAATACAGGCTAGCCGGCGGTGCTCGGCGAGTTCCTCGCCCCCCTCGCAAAGTGGGGGGCGGTCGCCGGCGTCGTGCTCGCCGTTTTCGGGTTTCTATACCGGAGGTTTCGCCGAGGTGAGGTCGCGAGGCATACGGTCGGCGAGCTCGAGGCGGAGCGTCGCGCCCGCGCCGACGCGCTCGACCGTTTCCGAGTGGCTCGTCGGCGCCTCGGTGCTCGCGCTCGTCGCGGTTTCGCTCGGGGGATGCGCGACCGCCAGGACTAGCGCGGCGCCGGTCGAGTGTCCGACCGGCGCCGACGTCGAGTTCGTTGGCGAGCTCCTCGGGCGCGAGGCGCGCGGCTCGCCGGTCGAGCGACGCCTCGAGCTCCTCGAGACCCTCGAGCGCCTCGTCGCTGCCTCCGCCCTATGCGCCGCCGGCGGCTAGTGCGGCTCGGCTAGCCTCGCCCCTCCCGCCGATGGTTCCTGGGGACGCCGCACCCCGCCCCCCCCCGAGTGGGGCAGATGGGTGGAGTCTACCCCGCAGCGGGGAAGACGGGGGCGGCAGAGGGGCGAGGCTATATCGCGAGCCGCACCAGGAGCCCCCAGGAGACGACAATCGCGACGACGAGGGCGCTACGGGCGACCCCTCTCCAAAAGTGGCTACGCGGCGAGCGGCGGCTATGCATGGGTTTTTCCCCTCGCCCGCGCGGGGAACCGGGTGAACTTGTCATTCATGGGCACGTCAAGCTATCCCAGCACGTCGCGCAAGAGTGACGAATGCACGCGCTGCCACGAGCGGAACGACGCCGTTTCCAGCGGTTCGCAGGCGCTCATGCCTGGGGGCCAACCCATTAGCCAGTCCACGAAGTTCGGGTTGAGCTTCGCGATTTCTGTATTCACCTGGCGGTGCAGATACTCGGTCGTCCTTCCAGTTGCGTCCCGGCTCGGGCGTCTTCCTACAACCGTCGAGGCTTCGTTCGCCGCTGGAGTCGCCCACCGCGCCTGCTGATCCGTCGCGGGTGTTTGCCACTGCCGGTGCGAGTTCGGGCCATCGCTCGAGGACTGCTCGCCAGGTGTCGGCGTCGGCAGGTCCAGGTGGAAACGGTGGGATACCTGCTCGTCCAGCCCCGGCGTTGCCCACGCCCGCATCGAGTCCGTGAGCGTCGTTCCGCCGTGCCTCCCGCTCTCCGTCGAGTAGCCTGCCGACCCGCTCGCCTTGGAGTCCCCCGCCGTCGGAGTCGGCCAGGCTTTCGCTGCTGCCTGAAGGTCGCCTCCTCCGCTGGCCGTCCGGCCCAGTTCCTGCTTCCTGGTGGCGCTCTCCGCTCCTCCGGTGATCGTCCTCGCCGTCGGCCACATCTTCCGCACGCTGGTCGAAAACTCGTTCCCGTCGGGTCCGTTTCCCGCCGAAAACCCATAAGGCGTCGGCCACATCTTCCGCGCCCACGTCGAGAGGCTCGGAGTCCCGGCCGTAGGGCGCTGGTGCGGCACCTTGCCCTCGTTCTGGCTGGTCCCGTACTCCGTTGCGCTCGGCGTCGGATACTCGCCACGCGAGTACGAAGAGCCGGCGGCGGAGGTGCGGCGCTCCGACTCCTGCCGCGCTGAACACGTCCCACTCCGCATTGAACCCGAGTTCGGCCAGCGATCCGAGAACCGCGTCGAGTCCGTGAATAGCGAGCCCTGGTACGTTCTCCAGGTAAACGAACCGTCGCGGTCCCACGTCGCGAATGCACCGGGCAACGTCGTCCCAGATCCAGCGTTCGTCGGCCTTGCCGAGCTGCTTGCCGGCGGCACTGAAGGGCTGGCACGGGAATCCCGCAGAGACGAGATCCACCGCGCCACGCCACTCTCGCCAGTCGCACTCCGCGAGATCACCGCAGAAAATAGGGGCCGGATCCACGGTCTGGTCTTCCATCCGCGCCAGGAGGACGCTCGCCGCGTAGGCTTCCCGCTCGCAGTAACCCACCACGCGACTTCGGATTCCGAGGTAGTCGAGGGCGAGGTCGATGCCGAGCTCGAGCCCCCCGGCTCCGCTGCAAAGGCTG